TATTGAAATCTTGAATAACATATCCTCATCCTTTGTTCCAACTCGTAAATTCTTATATTTAAGTCCAGTTACTGCGTTTATTATTAAGGATTGGTTATGTCCCGATGAATAATATTCTAGTAAATATTTATGTTTTATGTTATTATCGTCTATATAAGTTTTAATAACTTTATTATATCCGGTATCTTTTGAAGTATTATCATTACTTGATTGTTTATTATCTACATCATTATAGTTCATTGGATGAAATCTATCATCATCGTATATCATTCTATATAATATAAATTATTTATTATCTTTAAATAATTTATAAATTTATTATTTCTCGGGTGCGCCTTTTTTTAGTGCGATTTTTTCCGCAATTCGTTCTTTAATTAAAGTTGAAATTTTGAATTCAAGATATTCAACTTGTTCTTTAAGATTTTTATTTTCGTTAAGTACTTTTTCTAAATAATTGTTTTGGTTTATAAGTGTATTCATTAATTGACTATTGCGTTGTTCTTCAATTAGTTTATCTCTTTCAAGAAAAAAAACTTCCAATTGTTTTACAACATCCGGTTTATTTTCTAATTTACCAGGTGAATAATCAACTAATAAATTGTCTATATCTTCCGTATAAAACTTTTTTAATACTGGGTCTTTAATAAATTCATCAACGGTTCGTGTTGACAATTTTACATGTGGATTCATTAATGAATCATCCAACAACTTCTTTTTATCTAAAGTGTTATGATCATGTGAAAATACTAAAATGGTTTGTAATACATCTAATTGTACAAATGGAATAGTATAATTTTTTAAAAAATGTTGTTCTTCTCCAAATGTACTATTGTCATCATACTTTGTTATATTTAATAATTTTTTTTTAAATGCGAATGTAGCAGCTGTAGAATGATTTGGTCCGTATGGTCCAAATTGGTACATTTTATTAATATGTTTAAAAAATATATGTAATTCACTACAACCGGCACATAATACAGATGGATTTTGTTGTAGGGTTTTTACAGCATGCATAATTCTGGTTGGTGGGTAATAATCGTCATCATCCATATAAATTATAATGTCTCCTTTACAGTTGCTATGCGCAATATTTCGTTTCCTACCCAACGTCATTTTTTCGGAAAACTTTATATATTTAACTAATGGTATATTAATTACAAGGTCTTCGATTTTATCAGTTCCATCATCAATAATAATCCATTCAATTTTGTGTTTTGGATATGTTTGTTGATTAACACACTTTATTATATGGGGTATAAATGGTCTACGATTAAATGTAGGTGTACAAATACTAATAAAGGGTAACCCTGTTTTTTTCATTTATTAATATTATATTAATTATTTTAAATACTTATTTAATTTATTATTATTTAATCTTTATGGAACAGGTTGTTTAATTATATTTGGTTCTATTTCTGGGAGGTTTGGTTCTATTTCTGGGAGTTTTGGTTCTATTTCTGGGAGGTTTGGTTCTATTTCTGGGAGTTTTGGTTCTATTTCTGGGAGGTTTGGTTCTATTTCTGGAAGGGATTGTTCTGGATTAACTTTTGTTAGTTCAAGTGTTTTTTTAAAACTATCTTTTTTTAATTTATTTATTTTAGATAAGGTATCTATATTAATGGTTGACAAACCTCCGCAACTTTTTTCGGCAATATCATAATCGGATAATTCACCAAATGTAGATAAATTTAATTCTGGATTTGAAAATAACGGTATTTTAAGTATTTTAAAATAAATTAATAAAATAATAATTAATGACAATACTCCACCATTTGTTCCAAAAATATTAAATGCTTTTGAGATAACAGCATAACATATTATATATGATAATAATGATTTTTTATAATAAAATACATCAGTTAAAGCATTAATAAAATTATAATCAGACCCATCACTAACTTTTGTAGATGTCATGGTAACTGTAGATAAAAAGCAATAAATTAAACTAAAAAACACCAAAACTGGAAATACAACAGTTATAAAAAATAACATAAAACATAATAAAATAATAACTATGATTATTGAAATAATAAAATTTGAACTAAAAAATGATACTTGTTTAAAATAATCAGTTGGTTCTATAATATTATTTTCGTTAGAATTATTTGTATTTATTTTAAATATCCAAAACATTTTTGTAAAAAATAATATAATTAAATATCCCCAACTTAATAAATAAATTAATGAAAAATACAATAATGTAATAAAAGGTGAGCCCAATATAATTACTGATTCGGAAACCCATTTATTCAAAAAGTTTAAATATACATTTAAACTGCTATAAATAAAACACAATAAATTTTCTAAAATAGTTATAAAATACATTACTACAGGTTTTAATTTTGGATTTGTTGTCATGTTTTTTAAAGAATCTATAATAACATTTTTATTATTATTTTCATATAAAAACTTTATTTTTTCAGAGTTTTTTATATCATTTATACTTGTGACATTGATGTTTATATTTTTAATGGTTGGTATAAGGTCTAATGGAGTATCATTATAAGGATTACATAATAAATCGGTTGGTAATATATTTGATTGTGCGACCTTACAAGCATATAATATGGAGGTTCCAATACATATAATTATTAATAATATAATTATAGAATATATAATTGATTTTATATATGTTAATATTTGTTTGCCTGTATTATTAGATTGCGTTGTATTATTTTTTTTATTATCAATTATTGAAGTATCTTCATCAGTTGTCGACATATTATATTAAAATGATATAATAAATAAATTATTTGTACATCTTAACAAAAAACATTATTTAAAATTTAATTCTCTAAATAACATCAAATTATAATATTCAATTATAATATGTTTCAACAAAAACATAAATTGTTCGTATTATGTATTTTATTAATTTGGTTTATATTTAGTTGGATACATTTTTTAACTACAAATAATTATATTAAAGAATGTTACGAAAATTATTATAATAACACATTTGCGCCAATAAAAGATAGAGGTGATTTTACAACAACTCATACAGTTAATATGCCATTAACAACTAAATTTAGTTGCACAAATATGTGTATTAACTCAAGATGTTCTAAAACAAAAGAACAATGTTTATCTGATGTGGATTGTCCCGGTTGTCAACCATATTTTCCTTTTAGTAAATCAAATACAACAAATACACCAAATATTAATGGTGAAAATGAATCAGGTAAAATGACTGTTGGGGTTACTCCTACTTTTTCAACATTAACGACTGATATTGGAACACAATCTAAATTATATACAACAAACAAATTAAGTCGTGCGCCTCAAGCAAATTTTGGTATTAATACATGGGGAAGTAGTTTTAATGAAGGGGAAAAACTGTTTAATAATAGATACAACTTAGATAATTCAAATACCATGGTAAATTATCCAAAAAGGTTTACAGTAACTGGTGAATTTTTAAATAATGGTCCACTTGCGTCAAACTCATATTTACATTAAATTTATGTAGCATACATTAAACCCGCATTACCAGAAACAAAAGTTACAATATTAATTCTCTCTTCTAAAACAACCAGATTAAAATTATAATCATAAATTCTCCATGTAGGTTTATTTATACCTATTATATTTCCGGTGGATGGGTCACAAATAGTTAATGTTTGAGCATTCGGGTCCAGAGCTGGAAGGATAGTATTAAATTCAAATTCAATTAAATTAAATCTATTTGAATTTAACGCACCACTTGGTTGTAATACTAACGGATTTGTATTTAAACAAAAATTATAACAATAAATACCAGGTGGTGCGTATCCATTTGTTCTTGTATATTTTTCTATATAATTATATACACCAGAAGGTTGAAGATTCTCTCTATATTGACCATCTAATAAAATACCTAAAGAAATCAAAATATTACGAATATTTTCTATATTAAAATCACCTGTAATCATTATTCCAGTTAGTGATTGGTCTGGATTTTCACCAGGACCAATTGTGGGTGGGGTGATACCTGGGTTTGGAAAGGTTCCTGTTTTAGGTGCGTCGTCTAGTTCACTTGGTATATAGTCATATGGCCAATTTGTAAAATTAGACCATTGATTTCTTAAATTAGCATCACTTCTTTGAAAATAAAACATCCAATTTGAAATTAACCCAACGGAATCTAATTGAACTTTATTTGGTCCTGTTACATTGTAAAATATAGATTCGTGTGCTTGTTTAAATAAATATTTTTGTTCATTCATCGCAAATAATCTCGATTCATCATTAGAAAGAAAACAATAAGTACAATTTAAATGAATATCTGTGTTCCATGATGTTTTTGTGTTGACGTATGATTTATAATCTAACTTAACATTTGGCGGTGGTTGTAAAAATCGATAAAATTGCATATACCATAAATTAAAATTTGGTGCTACATAAGGATATGAATTGGTTGAGTCCAATACATCTCGAATAACAAATAATTCTTTTATAGGACGCATA